CGCAGACGCTCCACGAGGCGGGTTGTCAGGCAAGTCTCCTGACGCTTTCGTATTGCCGTCTCGTGGTTCCCGGGGGTCAGCAGCGCGAGGCTCCCGCCAACCGGCCGCAGCCAGTCGGCACACTGGCTCACCGCCTCATCGAAGTAGTTGCCGGTCAGCAACTCCGGCCGCAGTTCATCCTTGCTCCCGCGGGGGTCGTACTTGCCGCCCATCGCGTCAAAGATGTCCCCCAGCCCAAGCACCGGACAGCCCAGCCGCTTGGCCGTCATCAGGTCCGCCATCAGCCGGTCGCGGTCGCACTTGATGCTGTCCCAGTGCCAGTCGCTGCTCAGGTAGCACCAGAGTTGGCTGCCCTTGAACTTGATGAACGTCACGCCGCTCCCGGTCTGCTCAACTTCCCAGTTGCTTTGTGCCAAGCCCAGCCTCCTTGCTAGAACCAAATCGTGATGCTGATGGCGATTGAGGACACGATGTCCTCGTCATCAAACTCATCGTCAAGCATCGTCGCCACCTTGGAGGCGGTACCCAAGCCTCCAGAGGATTTCGGCCAGCGTAGTTGCAACTTCCGTGACGTGTTCCTCGCTGGCGAACCCCTGAACCGCGTGCAGTGCCTCGTGGATTTCTGTGTCCAGACGCTCCACGCCTTCAAGGTTTTTGCTGATTGAGACGGTCCTTGCCGCCCAGTCGCACTTGCCGCAGACGGTCGCTCCGTCCTTGTCTTGCGGCAGACGCTTGTAGACCCAACGCCAAGGCTTGCCGTCGATTTGGACCCGCAACGTGCGGCTTTTGCTGGACATTGCGAGTCCTCCTGTTGTGCCTCGTATCTTCTCAGGCAGCGGAGGATGCTTGAAGCCCAGCGGGGTGACCCCTAATGAAACTCAGCCGCCGCCCGTCGTGGCAGTGCTACAGGTCGTGATTGAATACCACTGCAAACATCCAGAGGCACTGTGCCCTAGAATCTGCACCTCACTGGACGCGAAAGATGCAATCTTGGCGATTGACCCGCCGATGTTTTTGCACTGGTCAACGCTGATCTCAATGGCGGAGTTTGTCCCGCAAGCCTTGGAGAAAAGCACCGTTCCCGTCCCGTTGTCCATCCAGTGCATCGACAGGTTGGTGACCTCAGCCGTCTGCGTGCCTCCGCAGACCGTCACTGTCTTGGTGCTGCCAATATCCCAGTCGCCAGTGAACGTGCCCTTTTTGATCGTCTGCCCGCCGCCCGCCTGAATCCGCGGCGCGCCGACAAACGGCACCGCGTCGCGGTTGCCCTGCTCCACGATGCGTACAGCCTTGGCAATCCTGTCAGCGGATGCCTTGGTGAACGTGACGCGGTTGCTGCCCTCTGTGTGACCTGCGCGACCTCCGGCCATCGGTCAGTCCTCAAAGACTTGAAGCAACAGCCGGGTGCCGCCAACGGCAGCGGTCGCGGCGTATTCCCCGGGGGACAGCCTCATCACCGCGGCCTCGCCACCCTTCAGCCTGACGGTGCTGTGCAGCGACGTTCCGACAAGCCTGCCGAATGACGCGGTGTGAGTGACGGTCGTGGCAAGGTTCCGTGCGAAGCACAGGCCAAGTGATGTCATCCCGGCGGTTGCGACTTGCGAGACGGCCGTGCCCAGCGGAAGCGTGAGGGAAAGCATCCCCGACTCAGCCATGTCGGAAGTGACGCCGCTGGCGGCAAACGCCTGCGACAAAAAACCCTTGGAAACTTGGCCCGTAATGCTGAAGTTTACGTCAGGCATGGTTGGTCCTCAGAATGGTGGCGTGCCAAAGAATGTTGAAAAGTTCACTTCGCGGTGGACCCTGCGTTCGATGATTGACGGTGCCCCGCTCGTGCGTATCGAGCCATCGCTGTTGAGCGCAACGGGGCTGGCGCAGGGAATCTTCACGCTAGAGTCATCCGGGTCGAACACGTACGCCCGCACTTTCGTCCCGCCCTCAATGCAGTTGTACCCGACATCGGGCAGTTGGAGGTTCCACCCGCTCTGTCGGTAGACCAACTCTGACGTGATCTGCCAGTACCTGACCTCAGCGTCGTTCACCATCTCCGTCGCCTGCTGGGCACTGATCCCTTGGCACTTCCACGAGTGCTTGGGCGCGCCAAGATACGGTGCGGAGTTGACGCAGTTTGTGACGCTCGCTGCCAGCCCCAGCGGGAAACTTGCGCGGTTGCCGGAGATGCTGGCCCTGACCTCAGACTCCTCCGTCATCGCCCCCTCAAAAAAATCATTCGCAGAGTTGACCAGCGGCTTGAGCGTTGTGCCGTCGATGTAGGTCAACGCGGGGACCGCGGCCCCGCCAGTCGAGAATGACCAAACGTCCGGGCGGGCCATCGGGTTTGGGTCTCTTTCCTCCTCAGTCGGCAACTCGTAGTCGTAGGTCACCTCAACGCTGAACGGGTTGGGGTTGCCCTCCGTCATGCTTGCGCTGAGCATCCGGAGGAACGGCCACTCAGGGTGCGGCGACCCGTGGAAAACTCCTGCGGCTGCGATGATCTGCTGCGCTGGCGTGTTTGGATCGTCAAGGTGAACGGCGAACCTACGCGACGCGGTGGGGGAGTCCCCCAGCCGGTGCGTGAGATTTCTGCCGATCAGTTCCCTGACTGCGACAACGGCCATTACGCTGCAATCTCCACGGTGCCGCCGATCTTCCTCAACTCCTTGCGCATCTCCTGCAACTCCCTCAGTTGCTTCTGGTACTCCGCAATCGCGGGGTCTTGACGGCCGGTCGCCAGCCTGATGAACGTGGACGCGCCCTCAGACGTGCGTGCGTCAGTGGCCTTCAGCGACTCCGTTGAGAGTTGCGACAGCCCGCGCACCCGCTCCTCCTCAATCTCAGCCGACTTCTCAGCGATCTTTTCCATGAGTTTCCCGCGGGCCTCCTCCGCCTTTTTGGCCTCGTCAAGTGCCTTTTTCCCGGCAGAGATTTCCCGGTTGTAGTCCGCTTGCGCCTGCGCGATACGCTGCTGCTCCGCCTCGTCAATCGTCCCGTCCGCACGCGCGGCTGCCAACTCTGCGGCAACCTTCTCACCGGCTGCCCGGACTGCGGACGGCACGTTGTCCCCAAACGCCTCCTCAGCGGACGCCGCTGCTGACGCGAAGTTCGCGGTCAGGCGGGCGAAAAGTTTTTCCTGCGCAGCAGCGGCACGCTCTGCTTGCGCCTCCGGGCTGTTGCGGCCCTCAAACCTCTCACGGGCTGACCTGACGATGCCCTGCGCAGGACCGGCAGCCTGCTGTGTCGCTGACGATCTGCCGTTGAGCGCGTCGCTCAACGCCTTGCTGGCGGTCGCGGAGTCCGCCTTGGCTGACTCACGCAGCCCGCTGGAAAAGTCCTTGAGGAACTGCTCCGCGTCGCTGGAGAAAATCCCGGCAATCGGGGCCAGTGCCTCGCTGAATGACGCCACGAACGTGTTGAGCGTGCCACGGATGCCATAGAAAGCGGCCGTGAACAGGTCGCCAGCCCTCTGGAACGCCTCGCCTACAACGGACAGCGTCTGTGCCGCGCTCTGGAATGAGCCAATCCAGCCGTTGAGGTTGGACACGAACCCGTCAATAAGCCCAGCGAAGTAGTCAGCCCAGTCGAACAGGGCACTGGTGATTGCGTCAGCGATGCCTCCGCCGCCGATCTGCCCGCCTTCAACGGCTTGGAACCCCTCGACAAACTGCAAAAACTCCTCAGTCAGCCCGGTGATGACGGGGGCAAGGTTGGCGGTGACTTGGCCGATGATGCCGTCAAACGTCATTTTCACGAGGTCAAGGGCATCGTTCATGTCCTGAACGGCACTCACTTGCTCGCCTGACAAGACGATCCCCAGCCGCTTGGACCGCTCCTCAATCGTGGCAAGGTTTTCCGCGAACAGCGGCAGCAACTCTACGCCAGCCTTGCCGAAAATCTTGACGGCCGCGGCAGCCCGCTCCGCCTCAGTCGGCAGTTGGGCGATTGCCGCGGCAATGGTCCGGAACTGATCCTCTGGCGACTGCGCCTGCAACGCAGCGAAGTCCACGCCAAGTTTTGTGAATGCGTCCGTCTTGCCGTCCTCAGCGGCCTTGCCGATGGTGACGGTGAGTTTCTGCACCGCCTTGTCGAGTCCTTGAACGCCAGTCAGGTTGGCGGCGGTCTGAAACGCCTGCAACGCCTCAACGCCGATGCCGGTGCGGGCTGCCAAGTCCCCCGTCGCGTCGATGGACTGACGCACGTTGTTGGCGAACCCAACCGCGGCGGAGGCAGCGGACGTGAACCCGCTTGCCAGCAGCCCGACTCCCTTGATGACGGCTCCGCCCACCGCCAGCGTTTTCAGCACCCCGATGTCGTTGGACGCCTTCTTGGCTTCCTTGCTGGTCTTGTCGAGACGCTTGTTGACCTCATCGAGACTGGATGCGAGGCGCGTGGTGTTCGCGCTTATCTGCATCGCCAGTCCCACTGCGGTCGCCATCTTCAGCCCTCCATCTCATCTCTGATCCGTCTCAGCACTGCGTCGATCTGTGATTGGTGTTGCGGCGGTTTCGTGACAGGCACGAAGTCTTGCGGCTGTGGCGTGTTTCCGCGGGGGCAGTAGGGGGCGATGCTTGCCGCAGCAACCAGCCCCGTCTGCTCCCACTCTCCGCCAACCGGCTCAAAGTGCCTGTGATACGCTTGCCAGTACGCAAACTCCCGGGAACTCATCGTTGTCATCAACTCCTCAAGGGTCATCTTGAGGAACCCGGCCAGCCGCATAGCGAACCGCAGCGTTGGCCGGGCATTTAGTTTTTTGCCAACTCCTCCACGTCTCCGTCGCTCAGTGCGTTGTGTTCCATCGCCTGCTGCCAGAGACGCGACATCACCTTGGCTGACTTCTTGGCGAGTTTGGCGACGTCCTCCGGCGTCGTGAACAGCAGTTTGCCGTCCTCGTCGCACAGGCAGCGTGCGAGGAACTTGGTGCGGAAGTCCTCAACGCCTTTTCCGCGGCTCGCCACCCACTCATTTTCGTAGGCATCCCGCTCACCAACGGTCATCACGCGAATGAAAACGTCTCCGCCCCACTCCGCGACCGAAACCTTGAGCAAGCCAAGGTCATCGGCCCCAATGATTGCGTCTTTTGAAAGTGCCATCAGTCCTGCTCCTCAGTCACACAGCGTCAGGGTTGCGTTGAACCGGGTCACGCCATTCAACTCCGGCTCCGCGTTGACGTTTTCCATGATAGCAAAACCGCTAAAACTGATGCCGCCGCCGGAGACGGTGAACGCGCCCCGTGTGCCGACGTTGCTGACAGACATCCCGGCGGCTCCGTAAGCCCCGACGTTCACGGAACCGCCCTGCCCCTGCGGCCACGGCGTGTTGCGTCCTTGACGGGGTCCGCCGGTGGACAGCGACACGGCAAAAACTTCCAAGAACGTGATGCTGTTCCACGTCACCGTCATCCCGGTAGCGTAGGTAGCCATCGCTGTTCAGGCCAGCCGGAAGGTGGCGTTGCCCCTCGTCACGTCGTTGAGGGCAAGAGTGACGCTTGAGGAGACACAGGTTGCGTTGCCAGAGACGGCAAGACCGCCCGTGATGGTCAGCGTTCCGGTGGTCCCGCCAACGATTGCCGCTGAACCGATGTAGTCGATGGAGACTTCCTTGCCGGTGTCTCCGCCTGCGGACCCCTTGAGCGGTCGCGCCTGACTCAAGACTGACGCGCCAGTGGTCTGCCCAAGGTGGCTGATGTCGATGCTGTCGCCGCCGCCCGTCACGTCCGTGAGGTTGTAGACGATGTTGGTGACGGTGTAGGTCGTGCTTGCAAAACTGAACGTTGTTCCGGAACCATCATGCGGCGTTGCTGCCATCTGTCATGCCTCCTGCCAGAGTACCTCGTATGACTGCGTGACTTGGTAGACCGGGGGCAGTTCTCCGCCCTCAAGGCTCGCCAACTCGTCAGATTCTTGCTCTGCCGAAACGCGGCTCACAACTACACCGTAATGCGTTCCGGTCCATCCGTCCAGAGCATCGCGCACGGCGTCAGCGGCCGTCCGGGCCTGCTCGTAGGTGACCCCATAAATGTCAAAGGACAGCGTGATCACCGGCACCCCGACAACCCCTCCCAGCGTCAGCGTTCCGCTCCTCTCAATCCCGGTCCGCTGGTAGACAGCAAACGGGATTTCAGCGGACGTGGGGGCAATCAGGGGGTACACACGCATCCCCAACGCCATCGCCGCCCGGGGGTGGGTTGCGAGGCGGTGCAAGATGGCCCGTTCCGGAGACGCGAATACGCTCATCCCAGTGCGATCCCCTTTGCGAGACGGCCGATGGCGTCCTTGGCGGCGTTGTCCAAACCCTTGACCATCTCACGCTCAACGCGGCCCTTCAGCGACCCTTGCTGCTTCTGGTAGGTTCCGGACACTGGCTTGTACGCCTTCATCGCCCCAAGGGCAACCTTCTGCCCCTTGGCGACTTTCTTGAAAAACCCCTTGGGCGGGCGGGGGTTGGTCCGCAGCGGCCCCTTGCCGCCGCGTCCTTGACCCTTGATCTTGAACTCCCCCTGCGAACGGAAACTGGACGCCACGTTTTTCTTGGTTGAACGTGGCTTGGTCCCGAACTCAAGGAAGCCCTGATGGAACGCCCGGTCCTTGCCTTTTTCTTTCTTGGCCGACTTGGGCACCTTTTTCTTGCCGGTCGCGGCAAAGCCCACCAACGCGACGGCGTTGCCGTCCTTGGTGTACCGCTTGACCTTGATCGTCACGGCCCGCAGGAGGTTGCCTGTTGGGCCTTTGTGCTTCTGCCTGATCGTCCCCTTGAGCGCGTTGTACAGCGGCTCAGACGCTCGCCGCAGCGACGCACCGATGTGGACCGCGGCCAGCCGCTTGGGAATCTCGCTGAACGCCTTTTGGACATCAGAGATGGACGGCTCAAACTTGACGGCCTGACCGGCCATGAAACTTCCAGCCATCAGACAGACTCCTGACAAATCAACTCGTGGACGCTCCGTTGGTCATGCTCCAAGACGCTGATGACCTCAAGGATTCTACCACGCCAGACCAGCCGCATCCTGTTGTTGAGGCCAGCCAGATACCGCATCTTGACGCGGTGGGTCACGGCCACGTCCTGCTGACCGGCCAGCAGCGTCTCTCGCACGCTCGTGCCCTCCACGCTGGCCCAACGGGTGGCGAACGTGTCCCACTCCAGCGTTGTCTCGCCAAGGTTGTTGCGAGACTCCGCCGGAATCTGGACCGTCACCCGCTCGTTGAGTTCACCGGGGCGGATCATGTGCCGTAGAGGAACACCGTGTAGGAGGCGGTTCCGGACGTGTAGAGGGGGGTTAGCGTCAGGTTGCCGCTGGTCATGTTGCACTCCGTAAAGGCAACCCGGTTTGCGTCAGACCTGATGATGACCTCCCCTGAGTGAGTTTGCAGGGTCATGGGCCTGCTTGCTTTCAGCGCAATCCTAGACACTGTGCTGAACGAAACTGCCTGACCGGCCGGGTTGGTGTACCCCGGGTGCGATCTGTTGACGGTGTGAGACGAAGTGCCGTGAGTTCCCCGCACGAGTGCGACTATGCCTGTCGTTGACGGTTCGCTGGACTCAAGGCTCACAACCCGCAGGGCGTCCTCTCCGTCCGCGTCGTGAAACAGAACGTCGATGTTGATGCGTCCGCTGATGCTCATTGGTAGGAACCCCACCTTGCTGAATCCAGAAGTGCCCTGACGCCAAACGGAATCTCAGTGGCGGCGGCGGAGTCCGCGGCCTGCCTGCGCTCGTACCAAGCCCCAATCAACATGAGCATGGCGTGCCGGATGGGGCGGGGGACTGAACTGCCGTCAGCCCCGTAGCCTCCCCACCAAAGCACCGTGACGGAGTTTTGATCCAGCAAGTGAGACGGCCACGAACCGCCGTACAGCGTACGCATCGCACCGGGCGTCGCGTCACGGTCCACGCGGTACTCAGTCGATGGCAGGACAACCGTGGCCCCCGACTCGTTGGCCGTGTACGTGATTGACACCGCTGTCGTTGTCCCGCTGGACGCCATCGGCGGGCGGGGCAGTTCAATCTCGTACGGGAATCCGTCCAGCCGCATCCGCCACTGGGTGTGAACCAGCGTGCGGTCAAGGTAATCCTCGCAGTATTCCCGGGCTGCCGTCACCAGCGACTCAAGGTACGCATCATCGTCAGAGATGTCCACGCGGCAGTGCTGCTTTACCTCTGCCAGCGTCAGTGGTTCAACTGACGGACCGGTCGCCCTGTTGAGGCTCCTGAAGTTGATCATTCAACCCTCCACGCGCCTTCAGGCTTCTTGCCGTCCTTGAGGAAGTCAATGGGATTCTGGTGGACCGCTGGTCCAAGGTTTTTACCGGGCCACGTTATTTTGTACTCGCCGTGCCCCAGCGTCACCCTTGGCGTGATGTAAACCCGGTTGCCGCAGGCCCGGAACTTCCGCCAGAAATACATGTCCGCGTCCGTCCGCCCCTCGCCAAACTCTCCGTCAGCGTTTGGCTCGTCAAGGAACCAAGGCTTGGGCATCCGCCTCAGCGCGGCCGTGCTGATGACGGTGCAGCCGAAGTGGATTGCGTCCACTTGCTGAACAGGCGGGCGGAACCATTCCCCGGAGACGGTCGTTGACCCCTTTTCCGGCGGCGTGTCCTGCGTGCCCAGCAGCGTCAGCATCGGTCTGCCGTCATCCCTCTTGGACTGGAACCCGGTCAGCGCGTCGCAGCCGAAAGCCATTGAGGTAGCGAACAGCAACTCAACGTCTTGCTTGGTAAAAAATGTGTCGTAGTCGATTGTCAGGATGTACTCAGCGTTCTCCATCCGGTCGGTGATGACCCGCTGCAAGCACTGCCCCCAAAACGCCCCGGTCACCTTGGTGGGGCGGATTCCCAGCGGCACCAACGCCTCCATCCAGCAGGCAAAGTTGTCCATGAACCCCAACCGCGGGGTGGACATCACGGCCTCAACCCGAATGTCCGCCTCTGTATCGCCAACCTTCACGATCATCCAACGGCCTCCTAATGCGAGACGGGCACGCGGGCCGGATGGGCTTCCGTGCCCGCGTGCCCGTCCTTGGGGGCAGCGTAGTTTTGCCTGACGCTTGTGTCAACCGCTCACGAAGGCATCGACACCGGCAGTGCTAGCAGCGACCGGAACGGCCTCCGCAGTGCCCAGCCGGGCAACGGTGGCGACGGCACCAGAGGCGGTCGGCGTAGCCTGAAGTCTCAGGTACCGCCTCTTGCCTTCAAGGTCCACGTTCAGGCGGATCACCTCACTGTCCGTCGTGTTGGACGGGGTGGGGATGGTGTAGTTCGTTCCGGCCACGAAACCGCTGACGGCGGAAAACGAGGCAGTCGTGTCGCTGTGCTGAAGGGTCAGCACGGTGGCGACGGCACTGTTGGTCCCAGCCGCAGCGACCGGCTCAAACGCAACGTCGATGCTGGCGTAGGAAAACCCCAGCGTGTCGATGACGTGTTCGTGGGTCTGGCTGGACGTGATGTCGGAAACCTTGGCGGCGGTCTTGCTGCCCTCAAGCCTGTTCATGGAACGCTCCTGCGGGGATTGGGTTGGGACGGTTTCGGTCAGAATCAGGTCGTGCCGCGGAGTGCGACGATGGGGCCAGCGACCGTGGTGGAACCAAGGTCGTGCGTGACCATCGCCACGCGGGTCGTGGCAAACGTGAGGGTCTGATCGTACTCGATGTACCGCTCGCTGGCGGTCCGGATGCTGACCGCACGCCGCTCACCGAACGTGGCAGCCTGCGACAAGTCACCGAACAGGGCAAGCACGCTGTTGGCGGTCCCGGTCAGGTTCGATTCCATGCTGTGGACCAGCCGAACCGGATAGCCAAGGAACGTGTTGCCGAACCCGCCCTCAATGTTCTGCGTGCTGACGCCGCCAGCCGACATCGCAAGACGGAGCATCGAGGAACCGTAGCCAGCCGGGCTGATGTACCACGCCGCGTTGCGGCGGGCGTAGACCGGCAGGCGGGCGACAGCGTTGGTGAAGTCCGTCAGGTCCAGCGTGTCGAACGTGGGGTTGCCAGCGGCAGCCGCCACTACGCTCTTGGAGTGAGCCGACTGGAGAATCTTGACGCAAAGGCCAAGAGTGCCGTGGTAGGCCGACGTGCCGTCACCGATGAACCCAGCGTTGTCGAAAGACTCCGCAAAACTCTGTGCCGTCTCAACGGCCATCAGGTCCGCAAGGTCAATCACAGAGTCCTGCACCAGCGAGTTGGGAACGCGGTTGGCGATGCCCCAAATCTTGGCGTTGAGTTCGACGTTGTCGAACGTCACGTCAGACGCGGCAACCTCCACGTTCTCGCCAACCGGACGGGCAGTCAGACCGCCGGTCCGCCGGGCAACAACCATCGTGTCGCTCGACATCGGGAGGCGGCGGGCGTACTGCGGGAACGCGCCGTACTCCTCCACCAGCCGGATGATCTCAGACATGAGTTCATCGCTGGTCAGGGCACCGCCAAGGGAGTTGACGTTGCTGGCCTGAACCCGCGACTCAACGCCGTGGTCGGCACACCACCGGCGGGCCTCAGTGTTGTTGAACGTGGTCGCCAGAAGGTGCATACCGGCACGGTAAGCACGCTCCTCAGCGTTGGGGCCAACGAACGCCTTGAGGGGGCGGTGGCCCTTGGGCACCGCAAAATGACGCTTCTCCACGGCGGAAGTCTCCTTGTTCTCAGCGGCGTCGATCACCTTGGCGGGCGCGGCCTTCTCAAGCACGGCACGCAGTTCTGCCTCCTTGGCGGCAACCCGCTCATGGAACGCGATGCGCTCACGGAGTTTGTCGGCCTTGGCCTCCAGCGACCGCAGGCTGGCTTCCTGCTCCTCAGTCATCGGTGCCGCTTCTCCGCCCTCGTCCGTGTTGGGGGTTTCCTCAAGGGCACCCATCTCAGCAAGCACCTTGGCGAGTTCATCCAGCAGCATCTTGACTTGCGAAGCCACGGCAGTCTCCTTGTCTTGGTTGGCGGGTTTCTTCCCGCGTCTGTCCTTGAATCTACAGGGCTGTCTAGTTTGCGTCCAGAGCGTGTGTTCTATGTAGGTCGATGCCGCGGCGTCGTATGGTTTCCGCCTTCACCACGCTCCGGCCAGATGACCCACAAGCCGGGCACTTGAGGTACCTGACCTGATAGTCACCTGCGGCGCGGCTGGAAACAGCGGCCATCCTCCCCCGGCGGCACTGGTCACAAACGTCCCCCGACTTCATCTGCCGCGCTCCCGCAGGAACCGCTCCAACTCAGCACGCTTGCTTGCCAGCCGCTTCTCAATCGCAGCGAACGAAGCCTGCCGCTGCGACGCCTCAGCCTTGCTCCGGCGGAACAGGTCGTACGAACGCTTGGCAACCGCGGCGTGCGTCTCCGGATAGGCCGGGAACGTCACAGGGCCAACGTCAAAAAGTGAGTCGATGGCGGTGATGGTCCGGATGGACCGTCCGCCCTCGTCAGCCCACCGCTCCCCGCCGGGGGCAACAGTGAATGAGAATGAACTGCC